CTTTCCCAATGCTTCTTGATCCAGCAAATAATTCTAATACTTTCATAACTCAATACCTGTTTTCGTTAGTTCTTCTACTATTCTTTTGAGCTTCAAATTCTCTAAATATAATTTCGAGTTTATCTGAATCTGCTCCTCAATGGCTTTATTTTGCATTTTAACGAGTTCTGCTGACACTTTAAGGTCTTCAATGATAGTTTCTATACCTTTACGTTTTTTGTCGCTTAAATCCTCTAATTTTAGCCTAAACAACATTTTGTTTATTGTTAGGTCTATGTTTATTAGTGCTAATGTGTAATCTACCATAGTTCGTGTTTAAAAAGGTAATTGATCGTCAAATTTAACATTTGCATTTAAAGGCTTATAAAATTCTTGCATTTCATTTGATAAAACATTTTTTGTTCTTATCTCTCCTTTCGGTGCTGCATAAATATGTTTATGATCATTTGGTGAGACTACATCTATATCATAGTACGTTAAAGAGTTAATATCAAAATGTAATTCAGCTTTACCAATAGAACCTACACTACGTGGCTTAATCTTATTAAAATATATTTCAGCCATGTTATGCATAACGTCAGGTCTATGTACCGTTATCATAGACTTTCCAGAATTAAACCATTCAGAACCACCTTTTAAATCATATGGAGATGGTGGAGTTCTTTGTCCATTTACTTTTTCAGTTAGTTTAGGATGTATTATGGTATGTAAATGTAAATTATGCTGTTCTGCAATATGATTTCTATAGGGTAAACAAAATTCTAAATAAGTTGCATATCCGCCATATTCATCGTAAGGATGGCTCATGTCTTTCCAGCTATCAATACTTGCCGTGTGTAATTCTTCTTTAGATTTTATTTCAGCAGCCATGTCCCAAAATTGCATTGGAGTAAGTTTGGCTTTCACATCTATTTTAGTCAATACTTTGAAATGTTCCGTTACCCATTCTATCTCTCTTTCTATATCTGAATCAGTAATAGTGTTAGGTTTTTTAGGATCAAAACTTTTATTCGTCTTTTTGTGGATAAAGTCAGCAAGTATTTCGACGTTATTTCCAACGTCAGGAAAATATATTAAATGCTTCCATCCGTAAAATATAGAAGTATTCATAAGCAACTCCATTAGGACTTGAGTTTTCCCGCTCATTGGAAAGCCTGTCCAGTCTGTGCATCCTCCTAATTGCATTGAGTAATATTTATCTATTTGCTCAAATCCTAAATAAACACCTCTATCGTGATAGTTGTCTCTGTGTTTTTTTAGTTGTTTAAGAACGTCGCTTGGCTCCGTTATTTTATATCCCTCTATTGCCATGGTGCTTTAAATTTTTCTTGTTCTTGTTTAGGTAATGCACCTCCAAATTTAGCAGAATTTTTAGACCATGTTTTTAACCTTCTTTCTGTACTCCATGTCTTTTCTAATTCATACTTTATTTTTTTGTTGTTTAAGGTCGTTTCACTCCAGTAGTCATAAAATTCTCTAATCATATCCTTACCATAAACATCAACAAAAGGAATAAGGGAATTAGCAAACTCCTGTTTGCGTATATTAATATCTATTACTTTCTCTTTTACATTTACATTATCATTTACATTAACAGCTATTTTTGCTATATCAGAAATGCGTTTGCTATCGTTTGCTATATTTTGCCATCGTTTGTTAGCACCTGCTTTACCTGCTTCACTTCGTTTTTCCTTTGTTTCTTCAAACTTAATAAGATCACGTTTAAGCTGTTGCTTAATTGGAGTAAATGCCAAATTAATAATTAAATCATCCGTTTCAGGATTCTCGTCGTTTACGTAAGCAAAGATGAATTTAATTAACTCTCCAGCTTTGTCATTAGGTAGCTGTTCAAATAATGCTTTCTGATCAGCATACAGGATAAATCCTTTTTTGTCTTTTGCCATAAAATAAAAAATCCTTTGAGGTTTCGGTGTCGCTGTTACCTACTCCCCCAAAGGAATGTATTTTAATATTTTACTTGGTGCAGCGACTCACCGTTTCAAATATAACTATTTTATTTATTTTTTGTTTTAGAACGGTAAACCTGAAGAGTCTTTACCTACCTTCTCGGAAAAACTTTTTAGTTCTTTATCAGCAGATTCTTTTTCTTTCTTAAATGGCTCTTGAATCTTACCTGAGAAAAACTTACCAGCTTTACCTTCTTTGATCCATAGGCTTATTTCTAACTCTCTTCCGTCTACGTTAATAGTCCCGCGGTAGTCAGGATGTTTCTCGTTTTCTTTCTTGTTATTCTTAAAAATAATTGCCGTGTTTCTGTTGTCGTAACTCATTTTACTTTTGTTTTTGATTATTAAATTCTTGTTTTAAACGCTCCAAATATAAGCAGAAATCCATAGCTTCTTCCTGTGCGTGTTGCAGCCATTGTAACGTGCTTAAATCTTCTCTGTTAAGTGTTACTTTGTATTTAGCTATTCCAACCTCTGAGCGGTCTTTAAATTGCTTAATAACGGATTCTACTATGGTGTCTTTCATAATATACCTTTTAACGTTTCGTAATAGTCTCTTGCTATCTCTACTTTTTCTTTAATCTGTTCAATAGCTTGTTCGTCTTTCTCTACGATAAACCTTTTAATACGTAGTTCGTTTGGTAAGTGATCAAAATTATGTTGACTCTGTACTGCTTCACGTAAGTCTAAATCCTCGTCAATTAACCCTGCTTTCCAGTGCGATCTACGAACCTCATCTTCTACGATAGCGTGTGGAGTATTCATTAGGCAGTAAACTAACTCAGCTTTATCCATTCCTGTTAGAAACATATAGCCTTGAAGCTGCCAAAAGTAATCCTTATTCTTTAACTCTGTGTCGAACATTGGAAAAGTTGTCCCGTCCCAAGAGCATTTAATGTCTGCAAGTAAGTCTTTTGTAATTACATCGGGTTCACCTGTTAGCCATTCGTTATTGTAACGCTCCGTGTTTTTAACAACAAAATCCCAACCTAACACTTGACCTGCGAATTCTATTGCTTCGTCTTCCATTTGTAGACCTTTGTCGGTGTATCTGCTCCAAAACTCTTTAGCTATTCCTAACTCCTTTTCTTTGAAGTAATCCTGAATATAAGTCTTTGCAGTTTCAGATAACAACTCCGATTTATTTCTCGGAGCTGTCATGAGTTTCCCTATTGCTGAACATCTAACTATCATTAGTACCTAAGATTTACTTTGTTTCTACTCTTGTAATTGTAGATATCTTCAATAAGAGTTCTATATTGATCTCGATTAGCACAATCTACCATTGCTGATGGTTGTAATCTTAATTTATGCATGAACTCATTAAAATCAAATAATTCATTTAATAGTAAAGAAATCATTGCTCCTACAAATACTGTTCGATTATATCCTAAATAATATGGTTTAATCATTCGTATTTTATTAGCCATATCTTGTGCTATATTTATATCACCAGTTCTCCAAGTTCCTTGTTCAAATATTTGTGCTGAACCATCTAATTTAAGATTGCTTTTTGCATGTGCTTGACTAAATAATGATCTTGTATTTCCGCTTGTAGTATTTTGGCATAATGCTATACAATCATTAAAACAATAGTCATCATTTTTAATAGAAAAATCACGTAATTCAATATATGATTCTATACCCATATTAGCGTATCCTTCCATATAATCTTTTTTATTCCAGTTCTTTTGATTAAGATTTAATGTGTGTACTTCATTTAATGAATATCCATTTACAATAATGTAATAAACGAATGATTCAGCTTGTTTGGCAGCCATTAAACGATGCTGTCCGTCTATTACTTCCATTCGTTCATTTACTAAAATAGGATTGCACTTCATTCCATAAACACGGATTGAATCAGCTAATCGCTTAATGTGTTGTAGATTCGGTACTCTGTTACCATCAATCTGTTTGAAGATGGATAAATCATTTGTTTTGTAAACCTTGTTTACTTCTTGTCCTTTTTGCACTTGGTTACTGTACTTCGCCATTGGTGCTGCTGTTGTGTTAAACATATTTATTTGTGTTTATTGATTACTGATTATAGTGCTTCTATTTGTTTAGTTTGTTCAGGTGTTAATGTGAATCCGTTTATTGCTTTGATGAACTGATCCTTTGTAATCTCACCTTTAAATACCATGCTCATGCCTGTTTCAAAACGTTCGTTAGGAAATGGTTTCTTCTTTGTAGTTTCACCAACAGCATCCGTGTCTTTGTCGGTTACAAGACCTAAAATTTGACTGATACCATAACGTCTAAAGTAAGTAAGTTGACTACCATAAGACTGGAAAATGTTTTGACCTTTCAACTCTACTTCAGGAAGCAAACGTAACGAAGTCTCTAAAGTCTCACCGCTTTCTACGTGAAATAATACCGTAGTAAGATAATCAACTCCGTCTTTGTGGTTAGTTAACTGCGTGAATCCTAATCCGTGTTTCTGTAGTAGCGGATTGATTACGTTAAAGATTGCAGGTAAATCTGCATACTGGTAAGCAAAGTTACCGCTACCTGCTGTAGTCGCTTTGAAGATTACAGGCACTTCTTGTTGGAATTCAGCCAACGCTTTAAATAAATTTTTCATAGTGTTTAATTATTTATTGTTTACAAATATACTACTTTTCAACGAAAGCAAGTTT